CAAACTTTATTAGTTAATAGGTTTGAATATTTAAGATCAACATATCCTTTAGGCCGTTCAAATAATGTTAAATTAACTGCAATAAGAGTTTCTTAAATGCCAGATAGTTCTAAAGTAAATCCTGTAGCATTTAATTGTGAAGGAGGTTTAATTCTAAATAGATCTACTTTTTTAATGCAATCAGGAGAAGCGTTAGAATTACAAAACTTTGAACCTGATATTGGTGGTGGATACAGAAGAATAAGCGGTTTTAAAAAGTATGTTAACCATATAGTTCCTCAAACGTCTGCTTCTTCTGAATCTATACTAATGAATACTGTATTCGCTAATAAAGTAGTAGCAGCTAGAGGTGAAAAAATATGGAGTTCTGCATCAACTACTATAACCGTAGCTATAGCTTCAAGCACAGGTATGACAGGTTCAGGTACACTAACTGTTGATAGTACTTCAGGGTTTTCATCTAGTGGTACGCTACAAATAAGTAGTGAAATATTTACTTATACAGGCATAACATCCACTACATTTACAGGTGTAACAAGAGCAGCTTCTAGCACATCTGCTGCTGCCCACGCAGTAAAAGATATAATCTCAGAAAGTTGGACAGTACGAGATACAGGAAGAACAAATGCAGCAAAGTATTCTTTTGAAAAGTTTAACTTTGATGGTAACGATAAAATAATTGTTGTTGATCAAACTAATGCACCTACAGTTTTTAATACTTCTTTGTCAGCTACTGATGTCAGCGAAAGCAGTGTTGCAGGTGCAAAACACGTAACTGCATTTAAAGGACATATGTTTTATTCAGGTATGTCTAGTACACCTGAAGAACTAGTATTTAGTCAACCTTTTGATGAAGACGCTTTTAACAGTGGATCAGGTGCAGGTAGTATTAAAGTAGATGACACTATTGTAGGAATAAAAACATTCCGTGAAGATTTATTTATATTTTGTGAAAATAGAATATTTAAACTATCAGGTACATCTTCCGCAAACTTTGCTATAAGCCCTGTAACTAGAAACATTGGGTGTGTAAATGGTAACACGATACAGGAATTTGCTGGTGATTTAATATTTCTTGGACCTGATGGTTTACGTACTGTTGCAGGTACAGCTAGAATTGGTGACGTAGAATTAGGTACAATCAGTAAAAACGTACAGCCCTTATTTGATGAACAAATTATTAATTCGTCAATCTTTGAAAGTGTTGTAATACCTGATAAAACTCAATACAGGATATTTTTTACGAAAGATGGTCAAGCACAAAACTTAACAAAAGGTGTTATTTGTGTAAGAAAAGGAGAAGCTTATGAGTTCTCTGAAACAAGAGGTATAAAACCTTCTTGTACTGATACTATTGTTGATACGGGTGACGTTATAGTATTACACGGAGATTTTTCTGGGTACGTAAATAGGCAAGAATTAGGCAATGATTTTGATGGCACTCTTATATCTGGTAAATATAGAAGCCCAGATTTAAGTTTTAATGATTTAGGTGTCAGAAAACATATGCAAAGAGTAATAATTAATTATAAACCTGAGTCAGCTATTGACGCAAATTTATTTTTAAGGTATGATCAGGAATCAGCAGACTCACCTAGACCTGCTGCATATCCATTAGATTCATCAAGCGTTGCTGCTCAGTATGCAGTAGCTACATACGGTAGTGGTGGTACTTACGGAGGAACATCACAACCTTCAATTAGACAGTCTGTAGAAGGATCAGGTTTTACTGTAGCATTAAGGGTAAATGACGGGGGTACTACTGCCCCATATTCTCTTAAAGGTTTTCAGTTAGAGTATCAAATAGGAGCGAGAAGATAAATGGGTGCTACATATACAAGACAATCATCTTATGCTGATGGCGATGTAATTACCGCAGCACATACTAATGATGAATTTAATCAGTTACTAGCTGCTTTTCAAGCAAGCACAGGACATACACACGATGGTACAGCCAATGAAGGTGGACCTATAACTAAGTTATTAGGTACATCTATTACTATTGGTGATGCTACATCAGGTACAGATATAACTGTAACCTTTGATGGTGAATCAAATGATGGTGTCCTTAAGTGGATGGAAGATGAAGATTACTTTGAGTTTTCTGATGATATACTTGTAGCCTCTACAGAAAAAATACAGTTCCGTGATACAGCAATATACATTAACTCTTCTACAGATGGACAGCTTGATCTTGTAGCTGACACAGAAATACAGATAGCAGCTACTACAGTAGATATAAATGGTAACGTAGATGTGTCTGGAACATTAACAGTTGCAGGTGCTGTAGACTTTGGTGATGCTACTCTTTCAAATGTAGGTGCAGTTCAACTTGACTCTATAGCTGGTGATGGAGACACAAACACTAGTATTACGTTTAGTGGCTCAGATGTTATTACTGTAGCAACAGGTGGTACTACATCTTTTACCGTAGATGCAAGTCAAAACATTTTAATGAGTGCAGCAAAAAAAGTTCAGTTCCGTGATACTGCTCTTACAATTAACTCTAGTACTGATGGTCAGATGGATATTGATGCTGACACAGAGTTAGAAATAACTGCACCTACCGTAGATATAAATGCATCTACTGCCGTGCTTGTAAGCAATGATTTAAAACTAGATAGCGATGCTGCTGTCTTAGGTTTTGGTGCAGATAATGATGTTACACTTACCCATGTAGCAGATACAGGATTGTTACTTAATGGTACAATGGCATTACAGTTTAATGATGCATCACAGTCTATTAATGCTCCTAGTGCTACAGTATTAGATATTAACGCTACAGATGAGATTGAATTAAATGCAACTCTTGTAGATGCTAATGCTAACTTAGATGTAAGTGGTACATACACTGGTGGTGGATTAATGACTACAGGTGGTAACATAGTTATACCTGATAGTGGAAACATTGGTTCTGCTTCTGACACAGACGCTATTGCTATTGCTTCAAATGGACAAGTTACACTTACACAAACACTTATTGGTACAGCACTAGATATATCTGGTGATATTGATGTGGATGGTACTACTAACTTAGATAATACAGATATAGATGGTACACTTGTCGTTGATGGATCTAACATATCATTAGACAGTACATCTACATTAAATATTGACAATTCAAATACATCAAACGGTATTACTATAGGTACTGCAACCTCTGGTGTACCTGTATCTATTGGTCACAGTACTTCTGAAACTACAGTAAATGACAACTTAACTGTAACTGGTAACTTAACAGTTAGTGGTACAACTACAACTGTAAACAGTACTACTGTTACTATAGATGATCCTATCTTTACTTTAGGTGGGGATACTGCTCCAGGCTCTGATGATAATAAAGATAGAGGTATTGAGTTTAGATACCACGATGGTTCTTCAGCAAGAGTAGGTTTCTTTGGTTATGATGACAGTGCATCTGCATTTACATTCTTAACTGCAGCTACAAATAGTTCTGAAGTATTTAGTGGTACAGTAGGTAATGTAACAGCAGGTGTAGGTACGTTTAGTTCATTAGACATCTCAGGTGACATAGATGTAGATGGTACAACCAACCTTGATGTGGTGGATATTGATGGTGCCGTTGATATGGCAAGCACTCTTGGTGTAACAGGTGTAGTAACAGCTAACGCTGGAGTGGTAATAGATAACATTACAATCGATGGTCAAGAGATTGATGTAAGCTCTGGCAACTTAACACTAGATGTTGCAGGATATTTAGACATTGATGCTGATAACGGCAGTGTTTACATTTCTGATGGCGGTACAACTTTTGCTAGAATATATAACGATAGCTCAAACTTACGCATTAAGTCAGAAGTTAACGATAAGGATATAGTCTTTCAAGGTGTTGATAACAGTTCAACCATTACAGCACTTACCCTTGATATGTCAGATGCAGGTACTGCTATATTTAACCATAACATAACTGTACCTGATGCAGGTGAAGTACAACTAGGTGCTGATGGTGATTTTAGATTTTTCCACGACGGCTCTAATAATTATATAAAAGGCGCCACTTCTGACCAAGATGTAATTATTCAAGGCAACGATGGTGGTAGCATCATTAACGCCCTTACCCTTGATATGTCAGCGGCAGGTGCGGCTACGTTTAATG